GGTATCACGTTCATCGTCACTGGCGTTCCCGTTCCCACCAGCATCATCTTTTGAGAAGTTAAGGCTGAAAATGTCGGATTTCATGTTGCGCGTTATTTTTTTAGAGTTGCTGTTGGTGCTGCCATTGCCGTTGCCGCTCAAAGAGTTCAAATCGCCGGTAATGTCATTCAGTTCGTTTTCCAGCATGGTCAAATCATTTAGCGTAATGTCGTCGCCCGAACTTCCACCCTTTCGGTTGTTACCTCCGACTTCATTTTTGAATTTATCGTTCATAAGCAATTCAATACCGCTTCCAAAATTGGTGGAAGCTCGCCCCCCAATATCCAATTCAATGACTTCAGGTTCCATTCAATGATATGCAAGAAATTAAGGAAAAATAGTTTCAGATGTATATCAAAGTTCTTATAAAAAGTTTAAATCATTTCCTCACGTTATTATTTATTTTATTTGTTTTTGTTTTTTCTTGTTTTGACCGAAAAATTAAAAACTTTAGAGATAAAATATTTTTCTAAGTGTATGGTATAACACAAACAACACCACAACAACTCAACTCAAATGTCTTTTCTTCAAAATTTGACCGGCGGTCGTAAACGCAAGAGCCGCCGCGGCGGACAGCCACCAAATACTACTGACCAAGCCGGCGGCAGACGTCGTCGTCGCAGTAGCAAGAATGGCAAGAAGAGCCGCCGCGGTTCACGTAGGTCTAGGCGCAACTAAATCAAATCATAATCATACCATTGTTATGTTTTTTTTTCTAAATGAAAAAAGAAAGAAAAAACATAAAATTTCAAAAAATAATCACGTCATACATTATACATTAATAGATATGCACGGTTTGCAAAGTATTCCATCTCATTCATTTTACCGACACAATACAAACATAGTTCCAAATTCGCAAGATTCGCGTGTTGCTGTGACGAGTGGAGGCACTCGAAAACGTCGCCAACGTCGTGTCCGTCGTCATAAACAAACTAAAACACGAAGAAATGGTGGGAAAAAAGGTAAGGGTAAGTCTAAGGCTAAGTCTCATTCGAAACGAAGAACCGCCAATACACGGTACGACGTAAACTACGCTGGGCGTCAAATTGGGCACCAAACTCGAAGCCAGTCTGGAGGAATGTCGTTTCTACCCGGTGATGCGAACTTGATTACTTCACAGGTTGGACATATGTTTCAAAATGGAGTTGCGACACTTCGAGGGCTCGACCAGGGACCAAACCCTCTACCCTTTTCAGATAAAGTTAACATGAACAATCAAAACTTATAATCGATAAGAATAGAAAAAATAAAAAAATAAAAAATAAAAAATAAAAAAATAAAATAACCACTCACACTAATTAGAATTTATTTTATTTATTTAGTATTTTTATCAATCCAATGTTAAGTCGTCGTACTCGTGGTCGTCGTGGTCGTCGTCGTCATCATAGTCGTCGTCAATATAAAGGTAAAGGCGGCAGAAAGTGGTCTACCAAATATAAGAAAAGTATCAACTGCAACCGACCGCGTGGATTTTCACAACGGCAGTACTGCAAGTATGGAAGACCTCAATCCAGATTCAACCAATCCGGTGGTGATATTTTGAATTACCTGCCATCCGATATGAGCATGACGCTGCGTCAGGCGGGAAATGCATTTTCATCCACTGTGAATGCATTAAAAGGGTTCGCGCCGGACCCCAGTCCGCTCCCTTTTAACGACCATAAACTTCAAAAAACGGAAGTCACCGTGTCCGAGCGTATCCCGGATATCAAAAACTACTATAAAAATGCCATGAACCTCATTCCCGCACTTTGAACATTATGATGCATTTGAATTTGAATTTGATTATGAGTTAGAATAGTATTCAGGCAAGCCATCAATGTTCATCACATGGTGTTTGGCGTTTTGGGACAGCGCGCTGCGTTTGACTTCGTATTTTGAAAATAACGGATTTTCAAGCTGTTTTGCCGGAACGTGAGCGTGCACCGTGCGCGCAATCATCTTGTACAACTTAAAATCGGGATACCGCTCTTTCCCGGACGATTTGTACAACACGTTTCGCCCCTTGTCATCACTAACCCACTCATTGACCAGCGCAATGATTGGATTGCTTGCAATGAGTTTAAGCACCCGTTCCGACTTCAGGTTGATGTTAACGTCGTGGGTGGGAATAAAGTAATCAAACATGGAACATGCCAGTCTGCATAAATCAAAACTGAAATTCGGTTCTAATAACGGCTTTTTAGGGTTCATGTACGGAGGAAAGTTATACTGAGTGGCAGCGTCACCCGACGAATGAAAGCTGTCGCTGCACATTGTCAAGTTTTTGAAACGGTACACCGAGCGGCCGAAATCAATTATCTTGAATATTTTACCAAACGTCGGGACTTTGTAGTATTTTCCGTTATACGCATAGTAAAGGTACTCTTTTTTGGTTTCAACAAACATGATATTGTTCGTGTGCAAGTCGTTGTGCGTAAACCAAAACATTTTTTGGTACGCTATCAGCGTCATAATAACCTGCATTAAAATGGACGACCATTGTTCAATTGACGTTATTTCGTCGTTTTCCATCAGCGTGTCAAGCGTGTCTTCACACTCTTCCATCACAATCGCATTGACAGGAAACTTTTCAATTTCAACGTACACCCCATCGTCTTCGTCTTCTTCATCGTCGTATTCGTCATCATGTTCTTTGTCGTTGTGTTCTTTGTCGTTGTGGTCTTGGTCTTCGTCTTCACCACTTTCACTTTTGTTCTCATCCTCATTGTCGTGGTCAATATGGCTGCTCGTGTTTGACGTTTTTGAGTCATGTGAAGATGCACTACCCCTATCATCATCCGTATCTGCGTCGGCAACTGTTTCTTTTATTTCCTTTACGGTTCCTTCGTACACCGTTTCATAGTTTAAATTTGACTCACTTATCGTCGCAGGAGAATCCGTAAACAATGTACTTAAACCGGCTTCATCGAACGTGTCCAGTTGAATGAGTATTGCGTCAGCGTCATCGTCATTGTCATTGGTATCCACTGGTTCACTACACGAACTGTTAATTTGAAGTTTGGGTTTGTACGCTCTATCCGAATGATTTCCTTGATACATACCCGTTTGAAGCGACATTTGGCTAAAGCTGTACTGGTCCATATGAAACAACTTACCCAAATTCGCATTGAAAAAGGAACACTCGCTAAAGTATTCGACGTCGTCGGATATATCGACTTCAAAGTGTCGTTTGTGTGCAACAAACGCTCCATAATATTCCAGTCCGTGCACAAAATTGTGGGTGTGCATCACTTTGCTGCTAAGATACGTAAAAAAACCGTCCACGTACGCGGAATTGTTTACATCATTTACCTTGGGTAGAGCACCATTTGGGGTTGCGCCATCACCATATTTTGGAAGCGCCATTAAAATCGCGTTATCGACGTTGCTGTACTTTCCAGACAAGTACCGAATCGGGTCAATCAAAGGAGAATACTTTACAAACACGCCTTTAACTTCTGTTGGAGCATTTGGCTTTGTGGAATCTGCCAGCTCAACGTCAATAAAGCGCGGGTCGTATTCGGCACCACCATCATCCGATTCGGATGCAACCGGCAGCACAACCGATACAAGTTCGTACCGGCTGTTCAATCCCACGCTGTTATAATTTTTCTCCGTCATATTCAAAAAATTGGTGTATATGGGCAAATAATTTTGTATATTTTCAAGACCATGAATTGAATTTGCGCCTTCTAAACTTTTTAAAAATGCAGCGGATGTTTTTCGATAATAAAAATCCATGATACCGAAATGAAGAAATGAAGAAATGAAGAAATAAAGAAATGAATAAAAAGTACTATTTTTTATGTTTAATATATTTTTATGTCGTTGTTTTAACGTAAAGCGTTTTGTTTCAAAAATGTCGACAAAAAAGAACCGCTCAAGTATTTTTTATTATGGTGATGTGTTTTATTGAACGCGTACTGGCGGCTACCGGTCCGTTTTTTCACATTCCATCCCGAACTCATTGCCCGTAACACAAATTTCATGATGGCAACATGCTTTAATTCATGCGACTGGCTTGAACTCTCAAATTTTGCACGGTACAGCGCGGATTCACTTGTGGAAACCAGGCTAAACGCATCCAGCATGGGATAAACTTCATCGCTGGTGATTTGGTTCAAAGTAGTCAATACGGTCTGGGCGTTTACCCGTATTTTTACTTCGTGATTTCCACGGATAGTAAACTCTTTTATTGTATTTCCCGCTTCCAAAAGTACGTACACCAGTTCCATTATTTTTAGTAAGACTGTCATATTCTATCTTATTCTTATTCAATACTGAAAAAACGAGAGAAAATCATTTTCGCAATTCAAACTCATTTATTTAATACCTTAAAAAAAGATTTAAGTATTTTCATGCTATTTTTAGGTATATCATGAAATGCCGTCGTTCAAACAAAAGTCGTCTAAAAAACTACTTTCGGATGTAAAAAATACAGTAACATTGGATAACATGCACAAAGAAAAACAAACTGAGTTTCATTACATACAAAACGAACTCATTCCCAAGCTAGAAAGGGAGCTTCTAGATAATAAAGAATTTTTAAAAAAACACGTCACGGGTTCTCGAGTAAAACTACGAACCGATGACATTTTAGACGAAGTGTATCGCGTTCGCGACAGAAACCGGGAAATAAAAGAAACGCTAACACATTACAAACACTACATCAAAAACTATTACTTGACAAACAACAAGTATATTTTCTCGTACTTTGAAGACAAAAAAGAAATATCGGATGCGGCGCCATTGTCGGCATCGGCATCAACGTCCACGTCCGCGTCCGCGTCCGCGTCCGCGTCCACGTCCACATCCATGTCCACGCCGAGTCATGGCATGACAAAAAATAAAATCATTCAGTCTTTTTTCAAAGTTGCTACAGAAGAACCGGAACATAAACCGCCGGATAAAGGGACGGAATTGGAATCGGATGAGACGACTGTTCGCTCAGATGTTGAACCCCGGGTATACGTGCACAAACTTACAAATTTGCAGCACTATCTGCAAAACACGGGAAAAGCGGTTTTTGATTATGACAAGTACGCATACCAGTCAGACGTGTGCTCGTGGTGCAACCGGGGCGAACTCGTAGCCATAGAAAGCGAAGGCATTTTGGTATGCAATAAGTGCTCCAATTTTACCGTATACTACGTGGAGTCGGACAAACCGTCCTACAAAGAACCTCCGAAAGAAGCGTCCTTTTATGCGTACCGTCGCATTAACCATTTTCGAGAGATTTTGGCACAAGTTCAAGCCAAAGAAACTACTCAAATTGATGACAGCATTATCACCGCAATTGAAAATCAAATCCATAAAGAGCGAATTACGCTCGACCAGTTAACCGATGCAAAAGCGAAAGAAATTTTGAAGAAACTGGGCTATAACAAGTACTATGAGCACATTCCATTCATTAAAGAAAAACTCGGCATCAAGCCGCCGGTCATGACGCCTGAACTGGAAGAAACGTTGTGCAACTTGTTTATGGAAACACAAGGACCTTATGCGCGATTTTGTCCTGATGAACGAGTGAACTTTTTAAACTACTACTATACCGTGTATAAGCTGTGCGAGCTGCTGGGCCAAACGCAGTACTTGCCCTACTTTCCAATGTTGAAAGACAGGGACAAACGCATCGAACAGGATGAAATCTGGAAAAAAATATGCAAGGAACTAAATTGGGAGTTTATACCAACACCATGAAAAATATAATAAACACATCCAGTGGACTACTTTATTATATCGAACATGAACCTACCGAAATTGCATTCGGACGTTGTAATAAAGCTCCGGCACTTTATTGCAAACAAGAAAATTCCAAACATCATATTTCACGGTCCAAACGGGTGTGGAAAAAACACGATTCTCTCGAATTTTATTCACGCCATTTACAACAATGCCAAGCCCGTAATTAAAACCCATGTGATGACTGTAAACTGCGCATACGGACGCGGCATTCGGTTCATTCGAGAAGACCTGAAATACTTTGCAAAAACCAATTTGGATACGGCCAACGGAGAAATGTTCAAATCCATTGTGCTGCTGAACGCGGACAAGTTGACGATTGACGCACAATCCGCGCTGCGTCGATGCATTGAACTGTTTTGTCATTCCACGCGTTTTTTCATTGTCGTCGAAGACAAAAACAAGTTGCTGAAACCCATTCTTTCCCGATTTTGTGAAATTTATATTCCGGAACACACCGTTCGTGGAGCCGGCGTTAATTTGCACGCGCTAAGCATTGAAAAAACATTGGGATTAAAAAAACACCACACTACGCGACTGAATGCTTTGAAGCGCATTTTAATAAAACATAACATTTCTGTTGCGCCGACGATACCATCGGCGATGTCACAAGAACCGCATTCATGCTTGGACTTTGTAACTCTTGTTTCTGTTTCAGACGCTTTGGTTGAAAACGGGTACAGCGCACTAGACATTATTCATTTACTGGAACATACTGCATCCGCATCCGCATCCGCATCCGCATCCACGTGCGATGACTCTGACCTGCTTAAAACGCATGAACTTCTTTTAGCATTTAGCGGAGTGAAGAAAGAATTTAGAAACGAAAAACTTCTTGTTTTGTTTGTTCTTTATTTTATAGTGTTTCGTTCAGAAATGGACTTAAAAAATATAACGTTCATTTAAAAAGTTTTAATATTTAGAATTCTTTCACAACTACAGTGTAATGGACGATTATTCAATCACCAACTTGTATGAATCAAGAAACGAGTTTGCTGCGCGGCTGGTAAACTTGCTCGCACCGCAGCTCATTCACGGGTTTCAAACCATGTTTGATGAATC